ATAGTGTATAGTGTAGTGTGTAGGGTCTTTTTATTTCATTCCTATAAAATACAGCAGAGCAAACCATTCTATACTACGGAACAAAAACCGACCCTACACCCTACACGGCTACACTGACCCTACACTACCGATTTAGCATTATTTTTTCTATATAATAATCTCTTCATTATTATATAATGTCCGTCCAAAATTCAAGTGGTCTTGCAGATTACCCTGTGCCTGTGGGAACAATATTCCCTTATTGCGGTGCGGTCTCTACTATTAGCAGCAAATTTCGTGTCTGTGATGGTGCGAATATTCCCAAAGCGGACTTTCCTAACCTTTACGAAATGCTCGGCGATTTTTGGACTTCCGTCAGCGACCTAACCGACTTTCCTAACAATTTCAGCATCCCCAATCTAACAAGTTTTTATCCGTCTCCTGTTGCTACAAACGTCGGCTTACAACCCACCAATCCTTCCGTCGGGAACACGGGAACAGCCACCATTGATTTTCCTATCGCCGTGAGTAATCTGCCCCCCTTTACTTTAAGCGAGACCACAGGGACTGGTGATACATTGCAGGGGACTTGGACTGATTTATCACCCAACTTGGGGGCTGGTGTTGAACCTATTTTTGTGGTTGATAGGACGGGTGCGTCAGCCACACCCTCTAATGGACCTCTTCCTCTTCCAGTGAATTCGGCAGCACTCCAAGCACAAGTGCAAACCACGACCGACGCAGAGTGGTCTCACGACAACCCAGCACAAACCAATGTGGATACTACGCTTACATTAACCTCCCTCAAACCACCGAGATACGAGATGATATTTTTAATCAAGACGGGATATTAATAATAAGATTTAAATTTAGCAAAAAAAATATCGTTCTATTGTATAGAGATGTCCCAGTTAAACACTGCTAAAAATGAAGTGAGTGCCGACCAAATATATTTTGACCTTGTCGTGAGTAATTTTCAAAGCACAACCACCCAGCCACCCGTGTTCTACTTTAACGAAAGCCGCTCCATTCCCTTCTTGTATAATCCCGAAGAGTATTATTTAAGCATTCTCCGTTTTACCATTGAGACAGGTGCTCTCCCCGTGTTCTTACCGAGCATCAAACCCAGCACCGCTGCTGCACCGCAGTCCAACAGAGACCTCACCATCTACTCGCTAACCCTTGATTGGACTGACCCAGCCACTCTCATCGTTTATACGAGCGGCGAGACCTTCGTGCAGTTTATTCCGCAGGACAAGTCGGCTACATTGCCCCCACCACCGAGCGAAACCTCAAATGGGTTGCAGAACAACAGCACTGGATACTATAACGTCTATAATTATCCTCTCATTACTGGGTTGATAGACCTTACTTACCAAACCGCTTTCATCGCTCTTGATGCCGCCGTAGTTTTAGGCGGTTCAGCCCTCCCTACCACTTACCCGCCCTTTCTAAACTGGGACACGACCAGCAACACAGCCATTCTTTACGGAGATGTTAAGGGATACGGAACAAATTATAGCCCAGTTCCAGTCGTTCCGCACAACCCTATCAAGATTTACTGGAATGCCCCTTTGCAGGGATTGTTCCCCACCTTTCCGTTCAAGTATAACGGGTATTCTCCAACGATAGCAGGGAAGAATTTTGAATTTGACCCCTACAACATTGGGTCAGTTGATTTAGACACAATTATCCCAGCGAATACGGACGATGGGACACCCACCGCTCCCCAATACAGAGCCGTCAAGGTTTATCAGGATAGTAGCACCACCGCTAATTTTAGCCCAATCACGGCGTTGGTCTTTACCAGCAACACCCTCCCCATCAATCCAAACCAAGTATCCACGCCTGTCGTGTATAACAACTCCCAGCAGTTAGTTTTAGGAGGAAACAACGCCGACTTCGCCAACATTATCACAGATTTAGTCAGTGATACGGGTCAATACAAGCCCAATGTTGTCTATAACCCAACCGCCGAATATAGGTTGATTACCCTCTACGGAAATAGACCCCTCTTTAATATTGATATTCAAATATATTGGAGGACAAAAACGGGGCAACTTATCCCTTATAGGATAAACTCGGGCGAAGCCCTCACAATGAAAATTGCCTTTTTAAAGAAGTCCGCCTACAAGAATAAGAATGAAAGACAAGGGGCAGGGGTTTAGAAACATTAAAATTATTTATACATTATTTTTATCTTTCAATAATGTATAACGATGACCGACTTCCGTCCAATTTTGGTGAAAGATTCAGTAATTGGTGATATTACCAGCGATATTGACTTCGCAGTCAAGAGCGGTGCTTCCCAAACCACTTTTCAGCGTTTCCCAGCAACCTCTGCTTCCAACTCTTCCCTTATCTTCTCGGTTCAGGTGCCGAGCGAAAATGTAGTCATCGGTCGTGATGTCCTACTCACAACTGGTCTCTCTTTTACTATTAATGCAACAGGCGTGCCTGAATCCTCAATGGCTTTTCAATACGGAGCAACAGATGCTTTCCAAGCGTTCCCTCTCGCCTCGTTAATGACTACCGCCCAAGCCCAAATCAACAACACCAGCGTCAGCATCAATCTCCAAGACGTTCTTCCCTCAATGCTCCGCTTGAATAACAGCCGTGAGTTGTATCGTTATAATTCAATGACCCCCAGCTTGCCCGACCAAGCTTACGCCCGTTTCGCTGATGGTGTGAATACCAACAACAACGCCCTTGCTGGATACGGCAATGCTTCTTACGATATAGACCAAGTGCCTCGTGGTGCTTTCCCTGTGTCTATCCTTGTTAAGCACTACGAGGCGGGTGTCTATACCAATGACTCTCTCCTATCCACTGGCCCCACGGACACTTGGGCGATTGAGGTGTCTTCCGTTGTGAGCGAACCCATCTTCTTGTCTCCTTTCATCTTCGGCGACCCCGAGTTTAACCAACAGGGTCTGCTCGGCATTAACAATATGACTTTTACCTTCAATGTTGATGCTACCTGCAAGAGATTGTGGTCTTCTTCCACCCCCTATATTACCAGTATCGCACTTGGAACTGCCGCAAACCCCAACGGCTTTACCTCCACAACTGCTATTAGCGTCTTGCAGCAACCCTCTCAACCTGCTCTTTTGTTGAAGTTCTTATCCACCCAGCCCAGCGACCTAATTGAGACCAAGAATGTAGTGCCTTATATGGACTTCCCACGATACCTAACCTCTTCCGCAAACGCTACTCCTATCGTCGGCGGTTCAGCAGGAACGCTCACATCAAGCAACTTGCAGATTAACCAAATTCCTGACCTATTTATCATTAATATCCGTAAGCCGATGCAGACACAAACTTGGGCGGATACAAATTCCTTCTTCGTCGTGAATAACATCTCCATCAATCTTAACAATCAGTCAGGTCTCTTGTCCTCCGCCTCTGCTTACGACCTGTGGAGAATGTCCGTTAGAAATGGTAGCACGCAATCGTGGGCTGAATTTTCGGGGGTTCAAGTCAAGTATTCCAACACAGGCAAAGGAGCTGTCGTCAATACCACTGGTTCTCTCGTCATTATCAATCCAGCTTACGACCTTTCTCTGCCCGACTATATTTCCTGCGGCAGTTTAGGGAATTATAATTTCCAATTCCAAGTCGGTGTATCCAACCAAATCTCTGTTGCCCCTGCCGCCATCACCCCTGAAATTTGTGTGGTGTGTGTAAATTCAGGAATAATGGTTCTCCAACAGGGAGTCGCAGCGATATATACTGGGATTTTAACAAAGGAGATGGTCTTGGACGCTAAATCCAAGCAGCAAGCATCTTCCGCCAAATCTGCCGAAGTGCGTAGAATGGTAGGCGGTGCGATGTGCAACCTTGCCGCCACGAATCCCCTTCTCCGTAAGATGATGGGAAGCAGACGAGGTGGAGTTAGCAGCGGTGGTGTTTCGTCAGGAGGTGTGATGAGCGGAGGTGTTCCGTCAGGCGGAATGAGAACGGGGGCAAAGCGTCTCTGTTAATTTTTAGATGTATAATAGTGTAGGGTCAGTGTATAGTGTATAGTGTAGGGTCTATTTATTTCGTTCCTATAAAAAAGCAGGCAGGCAGAGAGTTCC